CTTTAAGAGCATTGGCTACATCTGTTGCGTTTGCCTTACCTGCAAGAGATGTTTCCGCCGACTGCATCCGAGCTGACAACTGACTGACCGTGCTTTTTTCGGCTTTGTTGGTTACAGCAGAATCAATCCCGTTAAGCCTTGCGTTGAGGCTTGAGGAGCTTCCCCTTGCGGTTTCGACTTCTTTTGTAATTTCCGCAATAGAGCTTGCACCCGGAAAGGCTTTGCTGTCGTCATTGATTACACTTTTTCCTACACGCAAGCAAACGGTTTCAGCGGTTATGATTTCATCGCCCTCTGTAAGCACAATGTCCATTTTGCAAATGCCTGACAAAGCAAGCATTGTGTCAGTAAGCGTAACTGTGACTACATTATTTTCGGTGTCAACGACAGCGGCAACGCTGTCCGCTACGATTACATCGTCAACCGTAGCATTGACTTTTGCCGACATCGCAGATGTTAAATCTACAACTTCGCCGTTGACCGTAAATGTAAAATCAATAATGCGTGAACCTTTGTCACCCTGACGAACTTCGAGAATTTCATAGTTTTTACAACTGTTGATTTCAAGCTCCATTTTCGTATGGTTAATATTCAATGTTTTTCACCTCATTTAACTATATAATCAGATAATTTTGATTTTGGCTTGCCGAGTTCGAGGCTGTTCCATCGTTCAAGCACAATATCATAATCTGTTTTTATGATTTTTGCCTGCAAACTGTCAATAGCCGTGTCTATGTAAACTGTATCGCACAAATGCAAATCCAACATCTCATCAAGCGTTGTGGGATAATCAACCTTGACATTAAGCGTAGGTGTTCCATTGGTGCTTGCAAGCTGCCCTCTTAACACCTGAGCCTGTATGTTAAGTTTCTGAATCAGCAGGTCTTTGTTTTCGCCCGTCTGCGCATTAAAATTCCAGTAGCCCGACGCACCACCAATATCCACCGAACCACCGTCTGTTACATCAACGGCTTTAACCTTAATTAACTTTGATTTGTGGTTTTTAAGTTCCTGTGGCTGTGAGCAAAGCACAACATTGCGCTTTGCATAGGTATCATAACAAGTCGCATATGCCGCCACATGCGAGCAAATATCGTCCGAATCAAGTGTTTGCGTTAAACTGCTCAGATTTTTTCCCCACTTTAAATGATATTTAGTAGTTGTTCCACGGTTTTTTAGAAGAGACACATTGAAATTGTTATATTTATACTCACCTCCGAAAACATCAATAAGTGAACCGTCAGCGCCACCCATGAAATCGCCGAGAGTACACGGAGTAACAAAACCGAGTGTCATAGAGGATTTTGCGGTGATATCAGATGTAAATTTAAAGTGGTGCGCCCACAAGGTCATTTGCGTTTGTAAGCCCTCCTCTTGCCCCGTGCAAAGGCGATACCACCATTCCGCAGGTGTGCACATTATGTCTGTCTGATTTTGTACTTCAACCAAAAAATTATTGTACAAATTATGCTTGATATGCTTTGCTTTGATTACAACGGATTTTTTATCTTTGTACTGCAAATTATAGATTTCAAAGAATTGCGGTTCGTCTGTCGGATTTGGTTTTGCTTTGACAAAAAGTTGTGTATCAAGCAAATCGGCGCAGTCATCTGTCACCAAAAGCTCAATTTCAAGCAAATAGTCGCCGTTGCGTTCTTCGGTAACTTTTCCGCTTATAATCTCGGTCATCATACCGATTTTTAACATTGCACTTTGGTTCAAGATGTGGGTTGTGTTTTGCAATTTATAAAGCAAGGGATAGAACATTTACAAACGCCTCCAATTCGGGGTAATGCTAATCTCGGCATTGCTGACAGCTGTAACCGTAACCTGATTATTTTCGGTGGAAAATTCAGGCGGTAATGTGTCGTTGATAAATTTCGATGTACCGTCAGATTTATACGCTCTATACTGCATTGATTCACCGTCAAGCAGAGCGTAATCATAACCCGCAACGCAAGACAAAATATATTTTGTTCCGTTAATAGTTAAATTAGCCTTAGCATTACTGCTACTGCTTGTATTTGTGTTGGTAATCTTAATAGTCGGCAAACTTATGTATTTTTCGGGATTACGCAAATTCACCGCCTTATTAACCTCTAATTCAATAGGTTTAGCACCAATCTCCGAATACCACCAAGGAACACGATTGAATTTGATTTTGGTTGTAAGCAACGAGGGCAACTCTCGTACAATGCTATCAATATTTGATATGTAAGCCTTAGTAAAATAACCGGGATTATAAGTGTCTTTGTACTTCTGATATCCCCGATTTAAGGTCAGCCATTCAGTAACAGCCTTAGCAAGGTGATGTGCGGACATCTCAGACAAATACGGCAGAAAACAAATTTCTCTTTCAAACTCCACATTCTGCCACCTGCCATTATCGAGGAGAATGTCGCCGTCCTTGTATGGGATTTCAATTGCTGAAATATCCCTTTTGGAAATTTCGTGCTGTGGAGCTTGTACGAATCTGCCACAAAAATAAGACAGCCATTTGTCTGCAAAATAAAAGTTATGCATATGCTCTCTGCCCCCTTGTTATTTCATCGGCAAGCCTGTTGCTGATATCATCAACGAAGCTGTCAATATCCATGTCGTTATTAATTGCAACCGAAGGAATGTTAATGCTGATGTTGTTAACGATGTTAGTTGAATCATTCTCAAAGACTGAGCCTCTGCCTTCACGCTTCGACTGACGATATTCTTCTGCCTCTTGAGCCGTGAGAACTGCCTCGCCTGCATCAAGATAGGCGGCATATTTATCGTGGGGAACATAGTCAATGCCTGCCCTGAATCGTGGCAATGTAACTTCGGGAATCGGATCTATTTCCCAACCAATCATTGATGTTGCCCAGTCAATTCCTGAAAGCAGTCCGTTAATAATGCCGATTACGCCATTGATTATGTTTTCGACAATCGTTGGTAAGATATTGAATACATTTTTAAAAATTTGAACAACACCGTTCCAAGCCTCTTCCCAGTTGCCACTGAAAACACCTTTTATAAACTTAACAACTCCCTCGAACGCTCCTGTGAGTGGTTTGAGTAAGTTTTTTACACTCTCAATCGCATGGCCCAAAACATTGCTGAAAATTTGAGCTAACCATTCGATAATCGGTACAAGCGCAGGAATAAGCGTTTCAAGCATTTCGCCGAGCAAGTCTAAAACAGGACGGAGCGCATCAAAAACCTGTGTAATAACAGGCGACAACTGCTCAAAAACAGGCTGTAAAGTTTCAACAATCGTATCGCACAACTCGCTGATTATCGGAATAAGAGGTGTAAGCAAATCGTTAAGGAATGTCGCTAAATCTTCAATAATTGGTGTCAGAGCCGCTAAAAGACCGTCGAGCAACACGCTTGAAAGTTGAATAAACATTTCAATAACGGGCATTAAAAGCTCTACGAGTGTACCAAACAACGGCATAATCGCCGTTATTATCTGCATAAAATACGGAAGTAAATCCTGAATGATTTGCAGTAAAGGTGGAAACAGCTGCTCAACAATCTGAACAATGATAGGGGCAAGAGTTTCCATAAGTTCCGAAAAAACAGGCATAAGTTGTGTTAATAAATCCATAAGGATAGGAAGTATCTCAGAACCTATTTGCATAAGAACGGGCATAACCGCCTCAAAAAAATCCATAACAATGGGGCTGAACTCATCAAAAAATGCTTGAATTTGCGGCATATAATCAATAACAGACTGACACACCTTTTGCAAAATAGGCATAAGTCCTGCTCCGAGTTTTGTGCCTACGGCAGATAATGACCTTTTCATCTGATCCATTGTGTCCGTAAGTTTTACGCCATTGTCGATAGCCTCATCACCGAGCACAAGCCCCAAATCGTGAGCCTTGTTTTTCATTTCTTCAATGCTTCCGGAGGCTCCGTTAAGCAAAGGCATCATTTCTGTTCCGCTCTTGCCGAATAATTCTGTCGCAAGTCGAGTTTTCTCGGTTTCGTTTCCGCAATTCTGTAATGCTTCCATGGTTTCCCACATTACATCTTCGCTGTTACGAAGATTGTCGTTAGCATCGGTAACCGAAACACCCAATTTTTTAAATTGTTCTACATTTGAGGCTGTGCCGCTTGCCGCACCGTCCATTGCTGACACAAGCGATTTCATTCCGCTTTGCAATTTGTTGACATCCATACCTGACTGTGAGCAAATGAAGTCAAGTTCTTGATATGCTTCACGACTAACTCCGATTTTTTGCGACATTTTGTCGATAGTATCGGCAGTCGACGCCGACTTTGTGGCGAGCGCTGTTAATCCTGTTGCGGCGGCAGTTGCTCCGCCTACAACAGCCGCACCCCATTTAGCGGCTGTTTTGACACCGCTACCGAGGGTTGCAGCAACACCTTTACCTTTTTTCTCGGTTTCGGCGATTGACTTATTCGCCTCATCGTTGTTAATGAAAATTGAACCAAACAACTTAAAGATTTCAACAGCCATTGCTACACCTCCTCCCATTTGTAATTATTGAGGTAATCTGCAATCTTGCTTTCGACGGCTTCGACATTTACGGTTTCTTCCGTGCCTGTCTGCGTTTGATTTTTAACCTTGTTTACAAAGTCAACATATGACACGCCTGTAAATCTACCAGTCATCGTGAGCATATATGCCTTGAAGAGCATTTCGTCCTCACGGTCATTAATCGCATTTTGAATAATCTCATTAGCCTCTGAAAAAGACAGCCTTTGCAGTACATCGGTATTACCACAACAATACTGCATGAGCATTCCAAATGTTCTTACTTCAAGGCTGAGAGCGAAGTAAAAAAACTCTTAATATCGTTCTCCCTGATGATTACCTTTACATTGTCAAGGACTTCGGGGATACTTAATTTACTTACATCATCTGCCGTAATGTCGCCTCTGATATCGGCCAGCAATGAATAAAATTCCTGTTCTGTTTCTTTGTTTGACAAAGAAGTTAACAGAGTAATCACAAATTCAAGACCGACCGCTTCGGTGTTGACTGTTTCATCTTTGCTGTTATTTTTAATAGCGATACGATTTGCAAAGTCTGCAATTTCCTCTTTGATGTCTGCTTTTTTGATAATGCGAGCAAGAGTAAATGCGTCTTTAATGCTTAATTTTCTCATAATTATGCCTCCGTTGCTTCCGTTGTTTCTGTCGGTCTAAAAATTTTAAATGGGGGTTTTATTTCGTCCTCTGAATCATAAACCTCCGGTGAAAGGTTACCGTAGAACTGAGCTTCTACCTTACCATTGTCCTTATCAGCGATCGCAAGAGTAAGACCGTTTTCATTAAATCCGTTAAATACCTGAATAATGCACGGCTTGTCCTCTCCGAGGAGACAGCCTACCCAAGTGATGTTCTGAATGTAGTCACTGTCAAGAATAACATCTCTACCTGTGATTACATCGTAGCCTGCGACCTTTTCGTCTGTACCTTTGTCGGCAATTCCAAGACCGTAAATGAAGTTCTGAGTAGTCATTTCGGCAAGCGTTGCTTTGATGTAAACTTCCCAACCGTCAACGACTGTGTCGCCTTTGGTACGGGTTTTCACTCCGTCAAATTCAAGCCGTCTGAGTGTCGGCTTTGCCGAAAATTCACCGCCTTTAATCGTTACGCCAAGACATTTGCCTGCTTTTTTCGCGCTTGCGTATGTGTCCGTAGCTGGGTCGTAATTTACGAAAAACGCACCTGCATCAAGGAGCATTCTGTCGGCGGTTTTCGCCGAATAGCCGCTATATGGCTTAATTTTTCGTGGCTTAACTGTTGCCATTTTTTAATCATCCTTTCTGTATCTTCTCATTTCGAGGGTGAACATCACTCTCTTTATTGATTTGTCTGATTCGGCAATATACTGCCTATCGCAGTTGTTATAAAATTTGTAAAAAACATCATTGACCGAATATGTAGCCTTTGCTATGTTGTTGTAGATTTTGTCCACAACATCATCAATAGTAGCCGTAGTCTGCCTGTTATAAACATTAACCGTCACAACAAATTTGTCATACGTCTCATCCGTGTAGAGCTGTTTAACCTCATATACAATCCTCGGAAATCCGCTGTCAGCTTGCAAAAAATAAGAGGGTGCATACTCGGCGAATAAGTCTTTCAAAAATTTCTTGATGTTATTCACCGCTGTATTCCCCCTCGTTCAGTTTGCGTTCTGCCTCTTCCGTGCCTACGGCACTGAGGTATTGCTGTTCAATCTTTATAATGTCTTTAATGTTGCTTTCGGCGGCATCGCTCAATGCTCCGATTTTTGGGTATTTATTCGTGCCAATCTCTTGGTACAAACCATAAAATCCGCCCGGCTTAAAACCAACCTGCAAATCGGGTACTTCCTGCTTGCTACGCACCCAATACTGCGTGTTTTTCGCTAAGCGCCCCGACCTGCGTTTTATTTTCTGCCTTGTCCGTTTACATACCAGTTTCCCAACATCACGCAGAGCGGCTCTCTCAAGCTCTTTGAGCGTGTATTGAATACGGTCAACATTGCTGATTATCTCAACACCGTTTTTTGTGATTTTAACTGCTTTCGGGAGTGACATTTGTTTCACCTACTACTGCCGTTAAATACAGTTCCATTCGTTCTGTATCTTTCGCCGAAAAAGTGCGGTATATTTTGTACCGCTGACCTGCAAGAATGCAGAAGTTTTCTCCGTTGTACTCAAACTCGCTTATGTCAAGCACAATGTCGGGTTTAAATCCTGCCGCTGCAGCCTGAAAAAATTCTGATTGATTCACAGACTTTTTAACAGCGAAAACCTGCCTTTTTACTTCCTTGGTAATAAGTTCACCGATATAGTTCGTTCCGCACGATTTCAGTGAAACCAAGGTAACAATACATTCACTATTCATCGTTTGCCCTCACTTTGCTATATTTCAGTCTGCCTTTGATTTTCGACAAGATGATGTTATAACTGTTTGTCAGTTTATCATCAACTGTTTTTGCGTAATTCGCCTTACAGTAAACAAGTACCGCCTCTTTTATAAGTGCGTCAGGTTTTTTGAGCCAGCTTGGATGCACTCCTATGCGTTCTAAGTCGGCTAAAACAAAGTCAATGTGCTGTCGGATGTCCTCATCGAGGGCATCCGAACTAATTTTGCGAACTCTGAGTTTAGCCATTGTCAATAAATCGTCTGTTGATGACATTTAATCATCAGCCTTTCTTCACACGAACAAAGCCGTTGTATGATGCCGTATTACCGCCCACATACATTTCAGCCTTGTGTGCAATCTGTCCTGATTTAAATTTGTACTCAGTTGAGATTGACACATCCATGTCAGAAAAAACAGCAAGTTCATAGTTAAAGAACGGACCGTACGCCATACAATACTCGCCCTTGGTTGTTCCAGTTGCCGAAACAGCTTTACAAGCTGAGTTGATGATGAACGGAACACCGTCAATTGTACCGGAATTACCGTTGTTCTGAATATCGTAAACCTTCTTGCCGTCATCTGTACGGAGCTTTGCAAAAGCCTTGAGGTCGGCTTTGTTGAGAATAAGACCGCAAAAACCTTCAACATCTTCTTCGCCACCGTATGAGTAAATGATGTCGTCAAGGGTGGTTCCTGTGATTGCGGTTACCTCCATATCCGTGGTAGGATCAATTACCTTTGCAGGTGCATTGAAAATGCCGACAATTGAACCGGTTTCACCTGAGCCTACAAGAATCTGCTTTGAGAGCTTCTTTCTTACGGCTCTTGATGTGGAATTGCTGATTACGGCATCATAAGCCGCCGGGGCAAGTTTGCGAATTGCGTTAGGCTCTTCCGCATATGCAGTAATGTAGGTTTTATTGATATCAACATAATCGAACGTCGGTTCTGCTGTTGCCGCGTCTGAACCTTCTGTTGTGTAGTCGCCTTCACCATATGACTTTACAAAACCTCTCTGATAGCTTTCGCCACCGTCGAGAGGAACAATCTTAACCGCATCGATAAGGCTTGAAACATCATTGAATGTATCTCTGACATCTTCCGCTGTGTGATGTGGCATAGCAATTGTTGTTGTACTGATTGCCGCTTTTGGCGTTACAATCGTCTTGTTCATTCTTACTGTTTCGCCGTTTTTGAGCTTTTTGCCCCTTTTTTCTGCGAGGTTTTCAGGTGTGGGTTCCTGCTGTTCACCTTCACTTTCCTCTGCCGCTGTAGCATTTTTGGTGATTTCAGCAAGCTTCTGTGCACGCTCAATTTTATCATTGATTGTGTTTGCTTCTTCAATCAATTTGTCGAGCTTTGCGTCATCACCGCTTGTTTCAGCGGCCTTTGCCTCAACAGCAATTTCTTTAAGTCTGTTTTTAAGTTCTTTGATAGTCATTACTAATCATTCTCCCTTCAAAATTCCGCTGATACACAGCGATTTTATTTTTGATGACTTTGCCGAAAGATTTTTCTCTCTTTCAGTAGTCACAACTACAAGATTTTTGGGCTGATTTTTAAATCGAGCATTCGTGCAAGCAGCAATCTGTTTTTCCGCTGCAACATCTACGCTGAAATATTCAGCCGCCTGTTCACCGGTGAGCCAAGTTTCTGCATCAACCATTTTTGCGATTGTTTCGGTGTCAACATTATCAGCAAGATGTTCTGCGTAAATATTGACAATGCTCTGCTCAATGGCATTAAGCAATTCAATTTCTTTCAACATATCGTTTGCATTACCGATAACAAAAGACCACGGTTTATGTATCATCAGAAACGCATTTTTAGGCATTACCAATTTATCACCTGCCATTGCAATAACTGATGCAATGGATGCAGCAAGACCGTCAACATAAACGGTTTTAAAGCCTGTGTGTCTTTTAATGATGTTATAGATTGCCATACCGGCAAAAACATCACCACCGCCTGAATTGATGTAGATATTCAGGTCTTTGCCTTCCTGACCTTTGAGCAACTGCTGAATGGCTTCCGGGTACTGGTCCTCATCACTCCAAGCGCTCCAACGGTCACTCACAATGTCACCGTAAAAATACAAATCCGCTGATGTTTCAGTTTCATTCCGAATGTGAAAAATTTCGTTAATGTTATTTTTAATCTGGGGCATCATTGTTCTCCTTTCCTGTCTGATATAATGACTGGTCATCAGTCTTAACATAGTTAAGGCTTACCATTCTGATATCTCCTTCTTCGCCGAGGCTCGGCATATCCATCATCTCAAGACCTTGATTGATAGTAATAAAACCACGGTCAAACAACGTTTGCATAACAGTCATCTTAGTTTGTGTAGTAGCATACTGTAATTTGTTAGCAACGAAAACAATTTTATTTCCGAACCCTCTTTCGCGCTCCGAGAATATCTTATAGGTAAATTCAAGTGACAACTTCATCGCTATGGGTTCAATTTTCGATTCGTAAAAGTTATTCCACTCAGTTTCGGAATATTCGCCTCTAATGATTTTTTCAGATACTCCGAAATAGTCATAAATGTTAGTCTTGAAAAATGAAAGCTGTGTGGTTGGAATACTTTTTGGAGTTTGATTTAATTCCTTGAATTCAAATTCCGAGCCAAGACCTGCAATGCCACCTTCATTCTCGGCGGTCATATAAGCCTCTTGCCATTCTTTGATTTTGGTTTTCAAATCATCTTCATCAATGAAGTTGTTGAATTTCAAGTAACCTCTGAGATGAGCGGAATTTTTCACAATGTTCTTAATACCGTCATATGTGGTATCGAGCATTTCCACCGATGTAGCTAAATCATCATCAGGATCACTTCCGAGGAATCGTTTTTTACCCGGACGGTCTTTCAAGTGAATAACGCAATCATAGGGAACTGTATATTCCTTGCTGTCATACGACCAGATAAACCGAAAAAATAATATACCTTCATCTTCAAAAATGCGATAATTTGTACAGATTACAGGACGAATAGCCTCAATTTCCGAGAAATCATCGTTATAGCAAATAATAGCAAAACCGTCACCACTTATAACCGATTGATAGGCTATCTTATAAAGCCAATCTGTAGTATTCAGCTCTTTACAAGGTCGGGTTGACAGCAAACGAGCAAGACTGTCATTCTTGATTACTGTTCCGCTTGCGGAATTTCTTATAACCTGCGGTTGCAGTTTCGACACTTGTGTCGCAATTCTATCTGCAATGCTGTTGATAATCTCGCTACGGCTGTTATAATTATTTCCGCTTTCACTGTGGGAAAAATTCAGGAATGCTTTAGCCGAGCGTTTAAAAAGTTTTTGAAAAATTCCCAAGTTATCCCGCCTTTCTGTTTTCTAACATTTTGCCAAGTGTTTTATAATGCTTACTTCTTACCGTAAAAGCGTCAAAAACACTAACAGGTCCGTCTATGTGCAATCTGCTCTCAATTTTTACCGGTTTCTTTCGTCCATCTGAATCGTTAATCTTCACAGCGACATCAAGGAACTGTTTTTTTAGCAATTCATTGTCGCCAAAATGTATTTTACCTTCTTTTAACAAGCCCTCGAATTCATCCATAATTGGTGAAAGGTTTGTACCTTGAAAGACATCATCAACCTTGAAACCTGATGCGTCCAAGTCCTGAATTAAATACTGCGCTGAGTATCTATCGTAGCCAATCATTAACGGCATTATTTTGTATTCTTTGCGAAGCATTACAAACCAATTAAACACATCGTGATAATCAACAAAATGCTGACCACTGATGATAATTCTTCCTTTAGCTTTATGCACTTCATACTTTGTTTCTGGCTCATTTTCACAGGCTTTTTTGAAGCTGTCCTCGGGCATAAAGAATTGTGTAAAAATGTAGAAGTGGCCACTCTTGCAGATTACAACAGTTGCCGCCGTGAGGTCAGTTGTTCTTGACAGGTCAACACCTGCGATAGCGTAGCATTTACGAAAATCTTCTAACCTAAGGGGTTCACCACCTGCAAGAGCAACATCTTCATATGCAAGCCAAGCAATAGAACTGTTTTGCAGGATGTTGCAATATTTACACATAAACTCAGCCTTTTTCGAGGTTGAATTTTTTGCCACAACAATTTCTTCAAGGTAATAACTTTCTGAAACTGATATTCCAAGATTGGGATTTGATTTTTTTAGTTCGTTGATGTCATCCCATTTTTGTATATCGTCAATCACATACAAAAATGGGAGTAATCTCATTTCACCTACTCCAAGTTTACCTTTGAGAAATCTTGTAGAGCGCTTGAACAGTTCGTCGTAGATTCCGTCGTTGATGTACCCGGCTGTAGTTATTGATAAAATAAGCGGTTGTTTTCGTGAGCCGAGAGCTGATTTCATTACCTCATACTGTTTCAAACCTGCTTGTCCCGGCCAAGCGGCAAGTTCATCACAAACTGTAAGATGTGGATTGAATCCGTCAGCTTTTTTGCAGTTGAATGCGACTTTTGAAATCGTCGTGTTCATCGGAATGACATAGATATCGTTCTTTCTTTTTTTCGTCATTTCTTCTGATGATAATTCTTCATCGAGTTTAACCGACTGATAAAAAGCATTATATACAAGGTCTGCTTGAGCCAGTTTTGGGGCAAGACAGTAAATTTCAGCTCCGTATTCACGGTCAGCATATGCCATATATTCAGCAATTGCCGCTGCAAATAATGTCTTACCGTTCTTGCGAGCTACTACGATCAAAGTTTCATGAAACTGCCTGTTGTTAAGATTATCGACTATGCCAAAAAGACAACTTACAATAGCTTTCTGCCACAACTCAAGGTGCAACAAATCGTGGCGGCCTTTGCTGTGATGCACAAAATTTTCAATAAATTTTACAGCCTTATCAGCTTTTGATTCATCGTAAAACCATAAGCCTTTTTCAATGCCTTCAAGAACCATTGCATAAACTTTTTTAATCCATTTTCCTGCTACGATTTTTCCGCTACAAATGCGATTGTAATATTCTTGAATATAATTAACTGCCAAGCATTAACGCCTCAAGTCTTGACTGCTTTCTCTCTGATTTTTCGGGGATATAGGAAATCAAAGTGTTGATTACAGAGGTGTAAGTTCGCATATAGTCAGAATAAATTGTAACGGCAGGAATTGCCTTGCGGAATTTCTGCGAGGCATTCACCGTTGTGGTTTCAAGGCCTTGTGATTTGATGAGCCTTTGGGCTTCTAAGAGTACGCAACGAATGAAAGCCGCCTCGGAAATCAGCCTTTCAATCAATTCTCCTTTGTCGCTGTTATGAGATTTTCCGTTTTCATCAATTTCTCGATAATGCTTTTTAAAAATCTTTTTAAGTCTGTTCATTTCCTGTTTAACTGCTTTATCTGAAATTAAAATCTCAGATGTTTTTTCATTTTCCACCAAATCACTCCTTTCACCCCCCCTTCACGCACGCACACACGAGAGAGGAAAAATTAAGTCCCTCCCTTCGGTTCTCAGGGGGATATATTATTTTTTGAGGTGGGGGGGGTAGTATGTTTCCTTCGTCATCGACAGAGTAGCGAGTATTATTTTTCTTTTTGCCTTTTGACATATGTTCTTTGTTGTGACAATCCTGACAGAGCAATTCGAGATTGTCGAAGTTCAGAGTTATCTTTGGATTGTTGATGTTGTCAGGATTGATGTAGCATTTGTGGTGAACTATGTCGCCTGCATTACCACAACGCTCACACACTCCGCTTTGCTTACGGAAATAAGCATCTCTGCAAGCTCTCCAAGATTGCGATAAGTAAAAAGATTTTGCATAGTCTTTCATACTCTAAGTATAAACCCTCAACTGCTTTCTCTACTGACATCTTTGTCGGTGCCGATATTTAAGCCTCGGTAATCAGCACAGAGCAATCGTGCCTTTTTGAGCCAGCGGAACACCGTGCGTTCGTCTATATAGTTATTGACAGCAAACTTGGTCACTCTCAAATTTATTTCACCTTTGTGCAACGGTTTTGTTGGTGCAACAAAGTACACAGCGCTGACAGCTTGACAGATGTAGTTTTTACCACTGCTTGTTAAAGCATTGAGCGTGTCTATCACGGCAAGCAAGTCAAGTCGCAGTGCTTTGTGCATTGTTTTGTCAGAAATGATTTGTGCTTTGCTCGGACAGCCGAGAGCAGCATATGACCTGAATTGCGCAATCGTATAATCTTTCGTTGAATCTTTCAAATTCTTGCACCTCCGAATTTCTTATGCTTGTGAGTGTTGGCTAAGTATGTAAAGTTAAAAGTTGCACCAGTAAAATCATTTATCCACATTTCGTCCTTGTAGAAATAATATCCGTCCGGGCAAGGCAAGGCTTCACCTCGTTCGAGCTTTCTGTACTCTCGCTTTTTTCCTTCAACAACCTTGACATCAGGTTTGGCAAGGTTGCGAGATGTTTTCAGCCGCTTTTTTCCGTTGACATCTTTGCGTATGTATTTTGCAAGGTCAGCATAGTTTCCGTCTTTGTAGAGCGGAGTGAAATTTATTCCGTTTTTCCACGACCAACATTCCGTTAAGATTTCACGAACGCAATCTTCAATCACTATATGCAAATGCCAATTTTTCCCGAGCTTGCCACATTCGCAGTAGCCGATGTATTTAAACTTGATTTGTTTCTTATCTGTCCTGCGTTTCACTCGTTTAAAAAAATTTGAGACAACCCTCTCAAATTCATCTTCGGTAAATTCACCAAACGGAGCGGAGAATCTTGCGAACCAGTCACCTTCTGAAAAGTTGCAGAGGATAAGCCGTTGCGTGTGTTGCTCTCCTCTGATGCGGTTAGCTTTTGTTTGCTTTTCGTTGGTTCGGGATTGATTGATTTGCCTCGCAAGATTTTTCTTGTTTCTCTTTCTGAAAGATTTATAATATTTCACCTCGAGCAGAGGCCCCGACTTGATTTCAGCTTTGTATGTAAACATATTAAACTTCCTATTATATATGTTAAAACTAAAACGGTCACTTAATTAATTCCTATAGCAGGCTATAAAAGGAGTGTTTCAACTCCTTAATTTGTGACTGATTATTATTCTATTTTCGCATTAAAAAGTCAGATGATATAAATATGCAGTAGTCCGTCTGACCTCCGAACTACTGCTTTGTGCAACCTTACCGTTGCAATTGTGTGTTTAATTTTTGGTGCATTTTTTGTAACAACTAAAACAATCAAAAGAAGAAGTCGTCATTTGACTGTTTTTTTAATATGAAAATTTACTTTTTACATTTTGTTTTTTAGATTTTGCATACGGTAAGGATGTTGCCATATTTAAATGTCAAAACATTCTTTGTAGCTTTTTGCAATTCCTCGACAATCGTCCGACTTAACCGGCACGTGACAAGCTACAGTTCTGATGTTGTCGGCATCCAACTCTTTGAAAATTTCCGATGCTCTCGTTTCTTCTGCCGATTTATAAAACTTAAAGAGCAAATCTACAAACGGTATGTTTCCAAACTCGTCCAAAAAGGCTGTATCATTTTCGGTCAACGTTTTTAAGCAATCTGCTTTATATGTATCTGATGCGTCCGATAAAATAAAAAGTTTGTTGTAAATATCCTGCTTCGTGAGCAAATCAATAATTTGTAAAGCTATCGACAACACTTCCGGATCATGTTCAGCAATCGCCTTTGACAGTTCCGTTAGTTTACATGAGGTTTCTCTTGTGCGTTTAATCCACTCGATATGTTCTTTTTCGGCGAAAAATGTGTTGGTTCTAAATCTGCGATATTCCTGTAAGAGTTTGTACTTTGCCTTAACACAAGCCTTAGCGGACAGCAATCCTATTTTCGCACAGCTGTATATTGCAGACATTGACAGAACAAGCCATCTGTTGAATATATCAAGCTTATTGATTTCATTCACATCAAGAGCGCCGTCAATAAACGCAACAACGAGCTTGTCAAGCTCTGATAATGTTTCTGCCGGTGCTGTCGGCTTGTCTTGTGTTTCCGCTGCAACTGTTTTTTTGGATTCAGCCATTGTTGCTTGCCTCACTTTCAAGCCATTTTTTAATAATTTCTTCGTTTTCAAGACAATCTTCATTTCCGTTGCAAGGATTACCGCATTTTTCGCAGTAATCGCAAATATCATCGTATAATGCGTGAAATATAAAATCTGTCATCTGCTCTTTGTTCATCGATTTTATTTTTTCAAAGTTAGTCATTTTGTCTGTTCTCCTTTATCAAACAACATCTTTTATATTTTTTTCCGCTTCCACAAGGACAAGGTGCGTTCCTATGACTATTCTCAGGTGGGTGATATGTAACGGTAGCGAGAAAAGATATATTACAGTCTTTTGTATAATACTCACATATGTCAGCAGGCTCTTTAGTTATATGGGCTTTCATTCTTGTTCCCCCTTTCTTGCTCATTCCATAATTTCAAAATCTCGTGATATTCTTCATCGTTTAAGTTAAGTCCCGTTTTTACATATACGCAATCAACACAATAACTTGAGTATTGCAATCCGCATTCATTGTTGCTTACCCCTATCCATTTTTGCGCCACAGTAGGGGCAATATGGATACAATCTATGTTTCGCCATAATGATATTTTTATGGCAGTTTGTGCAAATAAACCAAGCACAACCACAAATATCTTTTTCGAAATTCCACTTTCCGTGCTTAATCTCTTGCATATCACACACGGTTGCTTCGTTGGGTTTACTTCCGTCAACTTCGATAATATGCTTAACTGTTTCAGCATTTCGTTTTGAATTAAAGTATATCGTGTTTACACTACCGTCTGCGAACGGTATATCCAAAGCATAATCACCGCAAAAATCACGGATTTTTAATTCTTTTTCAATCATTGTTTTCACTCTCCTTACCTGTTTTATTTTGATTTTCAAAGTAAAATTCAATTGGATTGTCCGTCTTTTTAATCAATCCGTACTTTACAGCTAATCGAAAAATAAAGACCTTTTCGAGCCTCGAAAGCAACTTTCCTAATTCTTTTTTAAAATCTTCGACTGTCCTTGTCGATTTGTAAAAATTGCACATTCTGCAAGCAGGATTATAATTTTCAATGTCATTCGCACCATTGTACCAGTACACGCTCTGTATATGGTCAACTTGCATGTCCTTTAATTTGAGTGTACAACCGCAGTATGCACAGTGACCGCTGTACTTCTCATAAACTTTAAGCCTTGTTGCTTTGGATATTGATTTTCTCTGACTCAACCAAATCACTCTCCTTAATCAATCATTTTTTCCTCCTAATCTGCGTAATCGTACAAACCGAGCGGTTTAATTTTTCTTGCAGCGATTTGCGCTACAAATTCTCCGTAGCTGTAACTTGTGCCGTGCTTTGCGTTGTAATCGGCACAGTAAAGACACATCCTGTCTATTCGGTCAAGTTTCTTCTTCCTGCCTCGTTTCTTTTTTTCTTCACTCATTTATATCACCTAATTTTAAATACTTTAATATTTTTTCGCTCGCTTCTTCGCAACCATAACATACAGCGACAGCGTAGCCTTGTTCATTAAGACTTTTAAGCCATTCAGTTTGTTTTTCGGTTGGCTTGTTTTTACCGTGTTTTAATTCAATAAACAATCCGTGATAGCCTCCACGGCTGACAGGCAAAAACAAATCCGGCACGCCTGCCTTTACCCCTTGCTTTTTAAGGTTGGCCGCTTCGAGCTTATTTCTGCTCCCACCATTCGGAATGTGGAACATCAAATCAATTTCGGGATATTTGGTTCTGATGAAAGTCGTCCATTGAAATAACTTCCGCTGCTGGTCAGCTTCATACTGTTTCATCGGCATTCCCTTTCTTGTTCTTCAAAATCATTTCACTTCCGATGTAGAGTGCTTTCAAACTGTTTACAAGATTTTCATCAACGATTTCGCAGGCGGCTATAAACCCGTAGGCTATCATACCGAATTTAATAGCAAAGTAGGGAACACCTTTTGAATTGTATCTTAATGTCAATGACATTTCTTGTTGTGGCATATCTGCAAACGGACTGAGATAAATACGGTCAATGAACATAAGTCCCTCAGATGTGCTTATGGGTAATAATATTTTGCCGTTACAAGCAATTCCGATGTCCCACATTTCAACGAGTGACTCATCCGCTGTACTGTCATTAACATCAATTTCAGGTTTTCCTTTTGCGATAATAAACGTAATCTTATCTCTTTGCGCATCGTTTATGTCATATAACTTACATATGTAGTTTTCATTCAACAACGGCAGTTCAAAAATCGGATAAACCGCATTGCCGTCCGAGAGCCACTATTCTCCTTCACTGATCATAGATATATAAATTGACTTGTTCTTTTTACATATGTCAAATGCTTTTTTTATTTTCATTGTTACACCTCATTTTAACAATTCGTCAATTGTAATATCAAACAATGTCGAAATACTTATTATGGTTTGAATATCTGGTTCAAATTTGCCTTGCTCATAATACGATATAGTTGATCTGCTTAAACAGAGCTTTTTACCTAAATCTGTCTGTGTAAGGTTGTTTTGGAATCTTAATTCTTTTAATTTTTCAGGAAATGCCATTTTTCTTCACCTAAAGCGGAACATCTGCACATGCTCCGCTTTCAATGTCAGAATTTATTTAAAGAGGAGTAAACGAGTTTTATATAACAAGCTGTGCAGAGCTTGTTATCGGTTAATTTATTCGGGTATCTGCACCTGCCCGAATCGGTATTACTGAAAGAAAGTAGATAGGTATGTATTAATTTATCAAAAGAGGGAATATATATAATTTCACAAGTGCAGTTGTGTGATTAACTTATTAAATTTGCCGCCGCAAGAACATTTTGCGGACGTCAGCAAAATGTTCTTTTAATTGACTTCGCCTGACGTAAAAATCGGGTGTGTGCCGTCACGGAGCTGGATTTCTTCGTCACTCATCACATAGCCGAGTTTGCAAAGCAGAGCGTAAAATCGGTTAAGATCTAGGTTGTTTTTTCGGCTGATAGTTTTATCCGAATAATTTACACTGATATAACTGAACGAACTGTAATTCGTCTGACACAAAGCGTATGCCGCCGCCATTAACATTCTGCCGCTGTTATCGCCCCAATGTTCGTTGATGTAGCTGTCTGTATTTTCGTTATCTTCAAAATCGTGTCCGATAATTTCTTCAAAGTGATAATCTTTGATATGGGCGTCTGCCGCCACTTGAGTGGTTATGTACTTTATAAGCTCCTGCTTTTTGTTGCTGTCATTGAAATTCGTATCAAGCATAAAGCCTCTTCTGAGAGCCTCACAGCGCTCATCTATTTCTTCCGCCTGCTCAACAAGTTCGTCCCACCTCTGCTCTTCAAGCTTTTGCTTTTCTTCTTCGGGATCATTCTTTTCCTGTTTTTTCAATGCTTCTGCGTAAATGTAGATGTTTGAGCTGTACGCAAAATAAAAATATCTTTTTCTGCCGTCCGCAAAGTCTTTACCAATTAAATCTTTGAGTTCAAATGCTCCGGTATATTCGTAGTTGCTCGGAATTTCGTCATATTTCTGTACTTTGGTCATTCCATGTTCAAGACAGATTTTTTCAATTTTTTCTTTCTCTTCCTCTGTTTCCTGCTTCTTAACAGCAGAATACAAGAGATTGTCAAAATTGTTTGTACCGATTGATTCGAGCAGTTTATTTCTCGTTTTAATGTCCTTAATCTGGTTCAATCGGTCATAGTCTGCAAGCGTAGGCTGTCGGATTTGACTTTCCTTGAATGCCTCTTCGTCAAGCTCGCAGAGTTTTACTCTTCTTCTGATTTTGCTTTCGGAAAAGCCCGTTTTCTCTGCAATTCCTGCGACCGTATCGCCGAGGTCAAGCAAGAGCTGACAGCCCTTTGCCTCTTCATACACGGTCAAGTCTGACCTCTGCATATTCTCTGTGAGCATTGTTGAAAGCTGTTCTTTCTCACTCATTTCGACAATTGCACACGGCAGTTCAGTTAATCCTGCCTGCTTTGCCGCTGCTAATCTTCTGTGACCGATAATTACGGTGAACTCCGTCCAATCGTCATTCATTGGCACAACCGTGAGGTTCTGAAGAATGCCGTTCGCCTTAATAGATTCTGCAAGCTCCTTCACATCGCCGATAACCTTTCGTGGATTGTCGGGGTGTGGGTGCAGTTTGTCCACTGCTATCATCTGTAATTTAGATTTTCTTTCCATTTTTATAATCTCCTTGATTTTCACAAGGTCATCTGATATAATAATGTTAAACTGTATTTGTACATTGCAGATAGCCTTGTGTTATTTGCCGACCGTTGATTGTAGTGCAAGCAATCAACGGTCTTTTTCTTTGTCATTTAACAACCAATCGGCACCTTTTTTAAAACCGCCGTTTATAAATCTTAATCCGTCAAAATCTTCAACTGTTCCAACTATCGGAATGTTGGTGATTTTCATTCCTGTTCTTTTTTCGATGGCGTTAATAATGTGTTCTGCGTAATATTCATCTTTCAGCGGATCTTCGTTATACAGATCGTTATCAAAACAGCGGACAAACTTACCGTTGTAATATAAAGTAATGTAATTATGACTACTGCATTTCATTGACCAGCCTTCAATAGTGACGGGAGCATTACACGGTCTTTTCATCACTTCTCAACCCCCACACATTCAAAACCGACTGTTTCAGGTTTTGATGATTCATAGGCTTTGAGCCTTCGAGCAAGCTCTGCGTTCTTGGCTCTTTCGGCAACATACAATGCTGTCACCTTGTCAAGTTTTGCCTTGGCTTTTTCAAGGTTGCTGTGTGCCATTTCAAGGTCGGTCTGCGTACTTGCAAGGCGGTTTCGAGTGTGTTTGAGTGTCAGCTCGCTGTAAAAGAGCTTGTCCTTTAATGCTCTCTTGGTCAGTCTGTTTCTTAATTCCATTGTCAATGCTCCTTTATGTATTGTCTGATTTCTTCCTTATCAAATCGCCAAAGCTTTCCGATTTTGTGGGCAGGAAGAACGCCCCTTTGTGCAAGCCGTGTTGTGTAATCAACATTGAGTGCAAGCAACCGTGCCACATACGGCACATCAATTATCACAGGCACATCATCCCAATTGACAATAGGTCTTTCTCTCGGCATTTTCAGTCCTCCTTTTTTAACATTTCGTTAAGCTGTTTTTGTGTGTTCCGAAAATCAAGCCGCCGAACCGAATAAGTCTTCGATAGATAAATCAGTTTGTAAAACCGACTTTAAGCGGAGAGCTTCATCAAGCGTAAATGGATATTCCCCACGCATTTTTGCGCAGAACTGTCCGTATGAAATTCCCATTTTCTCGGCAACTTCTTTCTTTTTCATTTTCTTTTCAAAAATGATTACTTCGATTTTGTCAAACACGATTTTTCACCTCCTAAATGCGATATTTCGTGTTTCTATATTAAATATAACACGATATTTCGCACTTGTCAACGGATTTTTAAAAATATTTTTACGAAATTTCGCATTTTAGTATTGATTTTTCGTAAACAGCGTGTTACAATCAGTAATAGTAAAGGGTGATTAACTTGACAAGAGAAGATTACATAAAACAGTTAATAAGTGACAAAGGATTTAGTGTAAAAACCTTTGCCGAAAAAATTGAAATACCATACAGCACACTTAGATCTATGCTTAACGGCTCTATTGGTGGAGCTGCTGTTGATAGTGTGATTAAAATTTGTGCAGGTTTGGGAATTAGCATAAATGATTTGCAAAATTGCAATGCGGTTAAACTACCTTTTGAAACATCAGACAAAGAAAAGAAACTTATAATTGCATACAGAAATAGCCCTGAAATGCAACCCGCAGTCGATAGATTGCTCGGTGTGGAAGATGAAATATTGATACCAACGGTTAAAGCCGCACGAAGTGACGGTAACAATCAACCTATTGAAATAGTAAACTTAGCTAATCTTAGCAAGTTTGAGCCTGACGATACAGACTTATAAGCATTACATAATAAAAAACACCCCATAGGTTACAATACCTATGAGGTGGTAAAACTTGAATTATGGACAATATAAAAATGCACGCAATGCCTCTTGGCAATGTTTAATCGACTACAGAATCAGCAACTTGCCTGTTAAAGTCAGTCAGATAGCAAAGCAAGCAGACATTGTTTTACTGAAAAATTCGGCAGTCAATCTGCTAAGTGAAAATGAGAGTGGAATAACTTTGATGCAAGATGATAAGCTGTACATCGTCTATGCCGATGAGCAATCTCCTCAGCGGTGCAGATTCACAATCGCACACGAACTCGGTCACATCTTCTTAGGGCATTTATTTAAAGCCGATGGCAACGGTTTCTTAATAGTTGACGATGCCGAACATTCGGCAAATGTGTTTGCTCGGGATTTGCTCGCCCCTGCCTGTGTCCTTCACGAACTGCAAGCGTTAACTTCCGCTGCAATTGCAAATTTGTGTAACATCAGCCTTGAGGCAGCAACCTACAGGGCTGAACGAATGGCAGAGCTTGAACGCAGAAACGCCTTTTATCTGCATCCACTCGAACGGCAGGTAAAAGAGCAATTCGCAAATTTTATCAATAAAAAGAAAAACCTACCATAGTTGCCGCTATGGTAGGAAAAATAGGAATAGTGAGAAGTTGGAACTCCTCGAATATTATTATATAATATTTGACATTATGTGTCAATGAGGAGGCTATTATGGGATTATTATCAAAATTATTTAAAAAGCCAAAATCAGAGGTAAAAACTCCTGCGATGCAACCGGAATCGGGCAAGTCGCACACGAAAGTTTTTAAAGTTGCAGGTGTTACCTTTCAGGGCAGGCAGAAGTTACTTAAACAACTCAAAACTGACAAAAAAGCAGGCAAAGTGCTTAATGTGCAGTTACAGGAATACGATTATAAAGGCGAGCCTGCAATCAAGGTGCTTGTCAACGGTTTAGATGTCGGCAATCTCCATATAGAAGATGTAGCTTTTGTTAAAGAAAATCAAGAGCGAATTCTTGGCATTAACGATTTTACAATTGGTGAACATTACGATGAGAACGATAAAGTAAGTTATAATGCAAAGGTTAAAATGCTCATAGCAAATAAAAATTAAAATAAAAAAACCGCCCTGACCTGTTGGCGCAAGTCAGAGCGGAAACCACCACACACAGGGTGCAGTGATACTACTAAAAGCAATAATATTGTATCACATTCCCTTGTGTTTTTCAAGTAATTTAAAGCACAAGGGATTTTTGCACCCTTTTTTAAGCAAAAGGAGTGTATATTATGGCAAAAGCAAAACTTAAAAAGCGTGCAGACGGACGCTATCAAAAGTCTGTATATCTTGGCAAAGACGAGGATGGCAAACGCAAATACAAAACCGTCAACGGTTACTCTGTCAAAGAGGTTGAAGAAAAGGCACAGCTTATCAAGTTACAAATCGGCAAGGGTATGGATGTGCTAAACGCAGGAATGAAATGGGGGAAACTCGTTAACTTATGGCTTGCCTACAAAAAATCCATACTTTCCGAGGGGCAGTACAAAACCTATTCAATTTATCTGAGCCACTTCTCTGCCCTGAATGACCGACCGATTAACAAACTTGTCAAATCCGACTTTCAGCAGATAATTCTTGACGAATATGCTTGCAATTCACACACAGGCAAGCCGACCGCAAAAAAGACTTTGCGTGATTGGCGTGGTGCAGTAAGGCAGGTGTTCAATTATGCCATAGAAAACCGTGTAATCGAATTTTCACCTGCACAATACATAGAGATACCCCGTGACGCAAAAACCTCAGAACGGCGAGCATTGACTGCACAGGAGCAATTGTGGGTGGTATCAACAGAACACCGTGCACAATTGCCAGCTATGATAATGATGTTTGCAGGCTTGCGACTTGGCGAATGCCTTGCTTTGCAATGGCGAGATATAAACCTAACCGAACGAACAATAGATGTTCATCAGAAACTTGTGACCAAAGGCAAGGCGCATATTGAGCAAGGAGCAAAAACTATTTCGGGAGTGCGTACTGTTACAGATGTTCCGAAAATTCTTATTGACTTTCTGAAAAAGCAACCTGAGCATAAACCCGATGATTTTGTTGTGACTTCCACAAAAGGTACTCTGATGAGTGATACAGCATGGCGGCGATTATGGAACAGCTATATGGCAGACCTTAATATTAAGTACGGCGATTTTTCGAACTATGAAAGACAGCCTAAAAGTAAGTACGATCCTAAAGGAGTGCCGTTTGTAATCGATAGGTTTACAGCTCATTCGCTCCGTCATACCTGCGCTACAAATCTGCTCTACACAGGGCACGAACTACACTATGTGCAAAAACAACTCGGACACGCTAAGCCGTCAACTACTCTCGACATCTACACACACTATGTCGAATCACTACCGAAACGCAAATCAAATAAAATAATCAGTATTGACGCATTGATTAAGGAGTTTAAACCTGCCCAAAAGCAAGCATAAGCGCTATAAAATTGCGTGCATTGCACTAAAATTTAAAAAAGCCGATAAATACTAAGTTTTTCAGCGTTTTGTCGGTTTACTCCTAAGCGAAAGGTCGGGGGTTCGAATCCCTTTTGGCACGCCAAAAACTCCGCCGGAAAACCCAGCAAAATCAAGGGTTTCCGGCGTTTTTTTATTTTTCGCAAATTGCAATAGCAAGTTGAAACAATTTTTGAAATATCATAATTAATATTTGCATTTAGAAAAAGCACTTAAGCCGAGTGAGTTTTTATTATTTATGATCAGCAATCCATTCTTTGTGGCATAAACGAAGCGACAAATCGAAATTTACCTCTATTCAGACATACAAGCTCTTGACAATAAAGCTCCTATATAGTATAATTTAATAAACTACTATATAGGAGCTTTTATAT